AACTTTCTTCTTGGCAGGCTTGTCGTCGTCGTCTTCTTCGCCGTCGTCGTCGTCGTCGTCGTCTTCTTCGTCTTCTTCGTCCTCGCTGCCCGCGTGCAAGAGGTCCTTCAGATCCTTGTAGGATGTCTCGACCAGCATATCATCGAGGCAGGCGAGTTCGTCGAGGACACTTTCCTCGAACTGCTCTTTTCGTTCCTTGAATTCGATGTCCGCAAAATCGAGGAACGTCGAGCCCTTGTAGGTCTTCTCCTTTCCTACGACCCGTAGCATGAGTCCTTTGGTCGGATGGAAGAAGCAGTCAAACCGCTTCTTATCTTCCGGCTCGCAGTGAAGGACTTTCTCATTCAGGTAACCGCCGAAAAGATGAAACGAGACGTCCCACAACTGCCATCCCTTTTCCACGTCATCGTGGTCCCAGACCCAAAACAATTGCCGTTTCTTTTCTTTCAAGGAGTCTACTAGCTCCTTATCATAGTCCGCCTCCTTCTGGAGCCGGACGCAATACTCGACAACAGGGTCCTTCTTCTTGAAGGTCTTCCCCGGGGCAATGTACGAATCCCGATTGGGACCCAGGTCGCGATAGGAATAGTAGGTGCGTTCGTACCAGACCTGCTTTTCCTCTGCGTTCGGGTTCCCCTTGCCTGCTTCATAGGCACCGATCGAGATTCGATTGGCGCCCTTCTTCGCCTTAAAGAAGCTCACACCTGGCGGAGCTTTGATAAGAGACCGCGAGAAAGAGTCCTGCCTTTCGGCAGCCTCCCTTGCGCTCCCATAGTTCCGTTCCTTGTTGCTTGCTTTCTTAACCATCAAACTTACCTTTCCCTCTCAGGAGCTCGAAACGATGACGCCCAATGAGGACGCCCATCATGACGAGCTTGGCACAGATGAACAAATAAAACGGACTGCAAAAGATGAACACGAACAGGAAGAACAGGACAGGTAGGAGATCATTCATCATCGTCCTCGTCCTCCTCGTCGCGTCGATACTTCTTTCCGACCTTCGTTGGTGTGGAGTAGTATTGCTGCCCGTGAAGGTAGGCGAGATTCTCCAAGGCTTTCTTCCGATGATCGAGCGACGTCACCGCAGCTTGCAGCACGTCGACGGTATGCTTGGCGGCATTGACCACGTCCTGTTGCTTGCGGTACTTCTTCTGGAGGAGGATCGTGTTCTTCACCACCTCCTCCGTGATCTTTTCCACCTCGAACTGATCGGGCTCGCTGCGGATGTCGCGATCGAGCTCCGCACGAGTTACCTCAAGCAAGTTCTTCGCCTGCTCGTGTGCGAGCTTCGCGTCCGCAAGCTGCACGGCATAGCCGTGAAAACGATCGGGTTGACCTTCCCATTCTGTGTCAAGAGCCTCCTTATCGACAGCGAAGTCCGAGCGGACTTCCTTTGCCTTTGCTTTCTTCGCCATTGCTTCTTCTCCCAGGGACGTTTGATGTCGCTCTTTACTTTCGGGTCAGAACCTCATAGCACGAGGCAAGCAGACCCGGACGTCCCATATCAAAGTAGTTTTGCGAGAATGCCGTGAGCATCAGGAAAGCTCGCGTCTGCATTGCCTTGTTTGGGTTTTGCAGACAGCTGGCGGAGTAGGACAGGATCATTCGCCGGAGCGACTCGGGGTCCTCGTCGACGCCCTTGAGGATCTTGACCATGTCCGCCCAAGTTGTTCCAGCCTTCATCAAAGCGCGAGCAATCATGATCGCCTGATTATTCGCGTCCGCTGCCAGAATTGCTGCAAGCTGCTCGTCTTCATCCTCGACCCCTATGATCTGGTTGAGAATCACGAGGGCTTTGCGTGCTGACCCCTGCGAGCTTTCGACGAGTTTGTCCACAACGTCCTTTGTCAGCTTGCCTCCTTCCTTGTTCGCAACGTCGACGATCAGCGAACGCAGCACGTCGTCGGCACACAAGTCGACGTGGACCTCCGTGCAGCGAGTCTGGACCGTCTTGAGGAGCTTCCCCGGATCAGTCGTCGCGAGGAAGAAGTAAACGTGAGGAGGCGGCTCCTCGAGCGTCTTGAGGAAAGCATTCTGCGCGTCGTTCGTCAGCTTGTGTGCCTCGTCGATCAGCCACACGCGGCAATCTCCTCCCATGGGGAGATGGTTGACTTGCGAACGGATCTTGCGGACCTCGTCAATGCCTCGCACGTCTGCGCAGTTGAGTTCCGTAAAGTCGCGAGGCGAGCAGTTCAGCTTACTCTTGAGCACTCTCGCCAGCGTTGTCTTCCCGCATCCGCTCGGTCCCGTGAATAGGATGGTGTGTGGCACCTTCCCCGTCTTGACGAATCTCGACAGCAACGCCACTGCCTTCGTCTGGCCGACCACTTCCTTGAACGTCTTGGGACGATACTTGCGGTGCAGTTCTTCCGACATTGCTTCCTCGTTTGTTCAGGTCTCGAATCTTGCCAGTGCCGCGTTCCACCTTGATGTTCAGGTGGCATTTCTTGAACTTCTTTCCCGAACTGCAGGGGCACGGGTCGTTGCGTCCGATGTTCTGCTTTTCGACAGGCAGAAGAACGGGTCCTTTCGTAGGTTCCTGCTTTCGCTCTGCTGCCTTCGCGAGCGACGAGTGATAAGCAGCCCTCGCCCAATGAGCAATCTTCGCATCTACCAACCCGATGACGGGTCGATGGACCTTTTTGATGATCGTCACGCGAGGGATCCCGTCACCGCTCGCCTCGAGAACTACCTCCTCGTCGTCGCCTGCTTGCTTGAGCTTGGACTCAATCTCCATCTTGAGTCGATCGCGGATCGCAGCTTCCGCACGATCAATAGCCTGCTCGCGAGTCAAGGCGGCTGTCATTTGTTCCTCGTTCACGATACCTTCTCCTTTTGAAACCAGTTGCCATCAAGTTTGCTCATCTCCATTTCGACTCCGATCGGGACATTGATCCAGGGGAAACGCTTGAGGAGATCGACCGTCATGATCTCGCGTAGCTTCGCAAGATATTCCTCTCGCTCATCCTCGTGAACGTCGCCTATGATCGAATCGTGGATCTGGCTGACGACTATGGACCGCATCTTGTTTTTACGAAGCCACTTTACAAGTCGGGTCAAGCACCAGAGCAGCATGTGGAATGCGGTGCCTTGGATCCGGTAGTTGATGACTTGCTTGCGGTTCATCACTAGCCCGTCGCTGTCGCGCGTGCAGACGAACCCCGTATAAAGCTCGCACCACCCGTCCCGTTGATACTCTTGCCAGACCTTTTTCTTCCAGTTGTTGTATCGACGATAACGCACGTTCCAGAACTCGTCCTCGACCTCCTTGACGTGTGCCTCAAAAGTCCCCTTCCTTGGACGCTGCTGCGGATCGCACGGCCCGAGTTCCGTGATCCCTTTCGCTCGCAGATGATCGTATAGAGGCACTCCTGACGTCGTAATGAGCTTCAAGCGGGCGACGTTCTCCCAGAGGTTGCGAGCGCAATCGATGTAATAGGATCCATAGAACTCGGGGAAGACGAACATATTTTTCCCGCAGTATCGAATGGTCTTGGTGACCTCTTCCTGCGGGAGCTTGAAACACTTCATTGCCATATCACGATGCATATCTCCTTCCGTATAGTCACGGATGAGATTCTTGTCCTTCGTGTAGCAGCACGCCCCCGCGACCTCAATGCCGCTAAAGTCACTTTCGATGATGCGATGCCCGGGGCGAGGGATGAACGCGCTTCGCACGAGCTTCGCGATTTCCTCGACCCGCGTTGGAAAGTTCTGCCCGTTGGGTTCTGTCGACGTGCTGCGATAGCTCGCGGCAATGTTCAGGTTGAAGTTGAAGTGGAGCAATCCGTCGCTCGTCGTGAAGTCTCGGATGCCCTCCATGAAGGTCGTCTTGGCCTTCGCGAGCTTCGCACGCTTGCGGAAGAGATGAAGGAAGGGGAGATCGATGTCGACGAGGTTCGACTCGCTCGATCTGGGCTGCCCCGTCGGGGTGCGTTCACGGCAGGGATACTTGAGCACGTCGAAAAGGATGTGGGCAAGCTGCTCACCGCTGCCTAGTTTAGTCTTGCTGCCGAAGTGCTTTCGCCAGAGTTTGTAGGTGTCGTCTTCCCGAAGCCGTTCGTCCATTTCCTTGAGCTTCTTCTCGGACTTCCGAATTGTTCGATCCAGATAGTCGAGATCCACCCGCATTCCATTTGCCTCGACCTGCGCAAGGGCGAGCGATCCTTCGTGGAATAACTGAACGGCTTCGGGGGACGAGCATTTCATTAGGTCGCGTCCTCGAGGGCTGCACGTTCGGCGACCAGATCACGTTCGATGGCTTGCTTCTCGGCGAACTTCTCGGGGAATCTTGCCGTTAGCTTGCAGATGCTCGCGTCCATTGCCTCGTCGATCGTGGATCCAAGAATCCAAAGCAAGACAGTCAACTGACCTAGGACATCGCCGATCCTTTCGACGAACTCGCAACGCTCGGCAACCTTGCCGTAAAAAATCTCCCGCTTGAGCAGATCGGTCAGCTTTCCGCTGGCAGCAGCAAGAGAAAGCACGGGGTCAATAATCGATGCTCCCTCGTGAAACTTGAGCCGCACTGCCGCTCTGCGCAAGGACGACTGGGTGCACCTGGATGCCGCAATCATACATTCCTCGAACGTCATCCCCCGCGAATCGCAGAGGATCGCAACGTACGAAAGGACGTCCCCGATTTCCTCGATCGTGTTGACGCGATCGAGATTGAAGCCCATCCCTCGTTGAAGGGTTTCGCAGAGTTCTCCGATCTCCGTCGCCAGTCCAAAGACGGCATGCGTTCTACGACCGAGCAGGGCTGGGGTTGACGGGGCCTCCGTTCGTATCGCGTCCTTGATGTAGGCAGTGGAATGAGCGTAACGCGGCATGAGCTTCTCCTCATAATGGGTGATGAGACCTGGACATCGTTCGTGAAACTTCGGGTCGAAGATCCTCACGGATCAACTCCGATAATGCCCATTTGAATTCGTGCAACCTTGTACTCCAGCAGCGCGTCGAGCCCACAATAGAGCAGCAGCTGGTCCATATCGATCTCGCGTTTGACGCGGTTCGTCTTCTGCCCCTTCGCTTGAAGGAAAGGCTTTATGTGATCGTCGTAGGACTCGACCCCGAGATGGATGAGTGCCTGAAACTTGATCGAGGTAATGTTCGGGCGGTTGTCAATGCAGTGCGCGACGTTCATGGTGTCCCAGAACCATCCTCGAACAGGACGACCGAATGCCCGGCGGGACCAGCGATCCTCGAACTTGAGATTGGAAGCAACCTTGGGCATCGTGCTTGCGAGATACTCTCCTGTGGCGGCGACAGCGCTTCCCAGCCAGGGGTAAGCGATGGTGTGCTTTCCCTTCCACGAGATTGAGCAGCAGACAATCGCAGCGCCTTCGTACTCAGGTTTGAGGCTCGTTGTTTCGTAGTCGAAAGCCGACAGACCGCCTCGCTTAATCATGCCGCGGATATGCTTCGCTGCGACGTCGGGATCCCTGATAATGGTGATGTCCTTCTTCCAATCAGGAACTTCATCCCACGGCTTGCTGTCGATCGCAGCAACAGTGGCAAGGTGCTGCTCGAAAAGCATCGCGGTCATGGGATACTTCTGTCGAAGTATGGAGCTCGGGTGCCACGTCGGGCATACCCATGCGTTTAGCCTCTGGCTAGGGATCTTCCAGCCAGACCATCGCGAGATGCCTCCGACATCGTTGTCCTTGTAGAAAAGAGGGATGAGCGACGAGACAGCAGCCCCGCCCAGAGGCACGATCACGTTTGGTTGAAACTCGTCGATGGTCTTCGCAAGATTCGGGCGGCAGTAGTCGATTTGATTGGAGTCGGGGGTCGCGTTCTTCGGAGGACGGCAGATCAGGGCATTGGTGTAGCGGACATCGCTCTGCGGATCGATGCCTACCTTGCGTAGTGTGTCTCGCAGCAGTTGCCCCGAGTCGCCTACGAAATGCTTGCCTGCCTTGTCTTCATTCTCGCCAGGGGCTTCTCCCACGATGAGAATCTTCCGCTCGCCCTTCCCCGTTGGCTCCATCTTGGGTGACTTGCAATGGAGATACAATCCGCACGCTCCGCACTTGGGGACGAGCGATGTCGGGGCTTTCGTCACTCGTCCTTTGCTTGCGGGGAAGAAGCTCGCGGGCATTAGATGTCTCCTAAGGAAATGTCTGACTTGACTTGATTGCCCCAAGCATCCCAGCCCTCGCGCTTGCGACGCGCAAAGAGTTCAACCCGGGGGACTTTTCCAAAGAGGGATTCGAATAAGGAGGGGGCATCTTACTCCTCCTCCTTCGCTGCTTCCTTCTCCTTCAGCCGCCCGAGCGCGACGACGTAGACAAATTTGCCCGTCTTGACCTTGAGACGATCCGCAGCGATGTGGCAATCATTGTACTTTTTGACGATCTCGGTCAGCAGCTTCGGACCCACCTTGAATGAGATCGCCTCGCCTTCGTAGGCGACTTTCTTGACCTCGACGAACCAGCCCGACGCTCCTTCCCCGATCACCTTCAGCTTGCCGGTCTTGATCTCGACCGTGACCTCGTTCTCGTCTGCGTTCTCGGCAGAGTAAACCTCCGCACGATCCGAGGCCTCAATCAAGCCCTTGGGGAAAGTCATCTTGACGGACTTGCCCAGCTTGAGCGTGTTGTCCAGCGGCTCATACTCTTGCACATCACGCCGGCAGGAGAACGTCAGCCCCGTCTTGTTTCGGAAGTGGATCCAGGTGTCCGTCTCCGCGAATTCGACCATGTCCAAGGAGACGATATGCTTGATCGACGAGCCCCGCACGAGCATCGCCTCCCGGACGTTTGTCTCGAGGCTATAGCGGATGGCTTGGTGGTTGTCACAAGCCTCAATGAAGTTGGGGTGGACGTGCAAGCAAGTCGCGGCGTAGTTGGACTCATCCTTGCCTACGCACTGCGACGCGATATAGACCGCGTCCGTGAAGTCCTCGTGGAGAGGCTTCCACTTCGCGGCCTTCTCGACCTTGTCGAACGGGAGAAGAATCTCGGCCTGCGTGCGCGTGCCGTTGCGTCGCCCCTTCCCTCGGATAATGAACTCATCCCCCTCGATCATAACATCAATGTCATCCTCGGGGAGCTTGCGAAGGATGTTCAGCAGCGGCAAGGCTTGCACTGCACCCGCGAGTTTGCGAACAGGCTTCGGAAGCTGCCGGATGCAAGCAATCTCATCGTTGAAGGTGAAGACGTCCCCATTCTGGAACGCGAAGCAAGACGATTGCTCCACGACGTCTTGATTCGTCAGCCCAGGCTGGACACTCTCGAGGACCGTGAGAAACTCGGATCGATTCACTCTCATTTGGACATCCTGAACTGATGGACGTGTCGCTCGTGCTGACGCAGGCGCTTGGAGCCCGACTCGCCCTTGGTGTGTTGGAAAGATAGAAGACGCTTGCGGAGGTTGAACTCCAGTTCGTAGGGCATCATAGCCCCCGCGAAATAGATATGGGTGACGTGCTCCTTGAGGGCTTTATTGGCTCGTTTGATGAATTCAGCATTGACCCGGAGACGTTCTTCCACGTGCGTGGTCACGCCCTTCTCGATCGGGACAAGGACGACTCGCTTCTCCTTGTTGTGCCAAATTTCGCCGTCTGCTCGCTTGAGCTTATAGGATTCACTTTCTTGATTGAGCTTGAAGGCACCTACCTTGACATCGCACTCCTCGAGCCACTTGAGCACGCGAGGAGCGAAAGGTTTTTGGTTTCGACTGCGGCCGTCCATAGCATCTCTTTGGTTGCCACTCGCTCTGATCTGCTGCGGCTCGATCGTGAAGTCCCATGAGTTCAGTCCTCGTGGAACGTATATGCCACCCCAGGCCCCTGCGAGTTTCCAAGATGCGCTATCGACGGAGTACCATTTCATTGCCTTCATTAGGGCGTAGCTTGTCACGGCAA